TTATTGGGCGCTGGGGCCAAGGGGGTTTTTTAACCAATCAAGCACCTCAGCGCCGCGCCATAGCGTGCATTTCTTACTTAACTTGACAGGCTTTGGCGCCGTTCCGGCGTTAACCATTTTTCGCCATGATGATTTGCTAATTGGTAAAAAAGGCTCGATTTCGGAAATTCGATACAAGCCATTTGGGTCAATCTTAGCGGATATTCGAGACATGGTACACCTCACTGGATTATTTTCGGCTCGCTGTCTTGAACCAGGCTTTTCATTTGTTCATAAAACTCGTCTGCGTCACTTTGGGTTATTTCCTTAAAGTTTGACGCGGCCATCATAAGGGCATGCCTCCGATCTTCTCCGACGAAAGTGGGGCGCACCCTGCACCTGGTTCCGCCTATATCGGTAATGACCTGGATTTCAGGCTCGTCTTTCTCGTTACTTGTGAGCCAGAAAAGAATTTGGTCGTTCTGGCCAACGTCAAAAACCTTTGCAAATTTCATTGTCATTCCTTTTGGGTAGTTGATTGTTTGATCCAAGTGTTCTGGGTCAAGCCGCCACGCTTTGGCCGTCACGGCCAGTATTTCAGTGATTCTCATTTGGCGTGCTTGGTGAGTAGGGCGCGAACCCCAGGATGCGCAAGGCAGCCCCACGACTCAAGGTACTGGCGCACATCTTCAATGTCGATTTCATCGCTCGACGTCTTCGCCTGCTCTTTTTCTGAAACAGGAAGCCTGTCTACAATTACGGAGCTATCGGGAAGCGGTATCCCCGCTTCGGATAATTGCGAAGCAAACCCAGGCGAGAAAACGAACATAAGATCGGTATCTTTGGGGCCCGTCAATTTCTGCGCATATTCGTCGTTGGCCTGCTTCTTGATGGGAGGTTCGACCGACTGTTGAGACCGGTCCAGTCGCTCAGCCGCTGCGCTCAGCAATAATCTTGAAAGCACGCTAATGGCATTTGGCACCAAAGCGCCCTTGGCGTCCAAATCCAGCAGGGCTCGGATGCTTGACGCCAGAGCGGCGTTATCGCCTCTGAATTGATCTTTTGGGTATTCTTGCTTTTCTGGCGATTTGTCAACCTCATAACCTTGCTTATTTGATGATTTGTCAACCGGATCGGCTGATTGTTGTTGCGACACCCATTCTGCAAGGCACTCAAAGCAGCGCCTGAACTCTTGCCAGTCCACACAGGTCTTCAGCGGACCGGCCTCACATTCAAACGAATAGTCGTTCTCTAAACGATCAGCAAAGGCACGCCCGTTCTCTATAGCCCCAGCGGGGAATTCTGGCGGGAGTAGTTCTTCTGGCTTCATGGATGCTCCTAATTAAATAGCGCCCAAACAAGCCAAGCTGCTAGAGAAACAGTTGTAGCAGCAGGAAATACAAGCAACACCGTGAAATCGTCGCTGCCTTGGATGAATGCCCATACAAAGGCTATGGCTGTGATCAAAAATGGCACAAGCCACCAACTAATTGTTATGGTCATACCTTCTCCTTCGGCTCTGGTGCGGCTTCGAGCAATCTGTCACGACAGTTTTTTACTTCTGTACGTCCGCACGAATGTCCAATACCCTCGCATTCACATGAGTCCATATCCAGCCAGCTTGTAAGATGCTTAGCTGCTTCTTGCGCTAGTGAATTGGGGATTTGTTGGGGTTGTGGGTCTTGTTCAGAACCAAGCAGGCTTTCGGATTTCATTAGAATGTCTTGACAACCAACGTGCCCGGCGCGCATGCGCTTAATTGATTCAAGCGCTAATTCTTTCCACGCCACAGGCTCACCCCTTGCCTGCCGGTCTGCTTCTACGGCGGCTACACGCAATTTTTCAACTTCGTGTGCAGTAAACCACACCTGCTTATATTCTTTACCATCAACAGTAATAGTTGGTAATGGCGGTAATTTAATTTCCTGTGTCATTTCTGTTTCTCCATTGCTGCAAGTGCGGCGTGTATTGCGTCTATCTCTTTGGAGTAGCCCGGCAAGTTACCGGCCAGCGCCAGCAGTAGTTTCCCGACTTTCATGTCTTGATCAGCATCCCAAAGGGCGAATGCATCACTGGCAATGCTCACAGCGCCTGTTAGAGCATCCCTCAACTCCCGCACCTCTAGCGACTCAAGGGCGGCTCGGGCTTGCCACACATTAAAAGCGCCCTGTACCTGCTTGTCTGCGTATTCGCCGGATTTATCCAGTACACATACGTCACGGTCGCCGCGGTGCTGCCGATACCACGCCTCAAACGCGGCTCTTTGGTCTTGGCTCATGGTCGGCTTCCTTCCGCAATTTCGTTGGCAATCGTCCAAAGTCGTCGGTCTGCTTTCGTTAGCACACCCAGCAATAGACGTTTTTCTTCCAAATAAACCTTGGCAAAGTCTGGGTCAAATTGGACAATGCTGCCAGTGTTGCTGATCAGGTCAGCGCATTTAATGGTTTGCACCCAACCAGGGGCAGCGGCAAGACGTTCTCTGGATAGGCGCTTGCGGGTGGCGCGGTTGCCTTCTTCAAGATCGGAAAGCAGCATAACCCCACCGGCGACAAGCCCGCCAAAGCTACCGATCAAATCCTCTTCTGTAATGCCTTGGTCTTCAACGCAATCATGCAGCCATGCCACCGCGCCCACTTCATCTGAGTGGATCGCCGAAAACGCCCAACCAACTGACATGGCAATACCAGCAACTTCGGCAAGGTGGTCGAAATACGGGACGTTTGTGTACTTTCGCTTTTGGTTTGCGTGGGCTTTACGGGCAAACGTCATGGCCTTGTAAGCTAAGCTCATATCTCACCCCCGCCAGCAAGGATAATTGCCCGTGCGTGTGCTTCTGCTGCTTCACGGGTGAGGTGGATTAGGCCGCGTTTGAGCCATTGGTACTCGATATTGGTTCCTTGCCATGTACCGTCTACCCCTAGGTTGATCGATGTTGCGCAGGCAATATGATATTGTGTACCCGGTTTGGGCACTACTCGTTCAGGCTCAGGGTACTTATGCCCATTAATTGAGCGCATCGGCGGCGGGACCATGATCAAGTCGTGGTCACTTGATATGCGGTCCGACCACCTTCCGTCAACGGCATATAACCAAACCTTTCCCCCAATATCAGTACACACAATTCGTTCAAGTGGCCGGGCCTCGGGAATACAGCAATGAAATTTACGTGTACCGCCCTGTTTAGTAATAATCGGCTCCCCGCGCTTGGCGGCTTCTAAATCAAATGGTTTCATGCAACCTCCAATTCTTTCGTTGTCTCCCGGCTTTCTTCTTCTGCGGGAGGGTTGAGTTTTTTGAGGCGGTTTAAGTGGTATCCCATTCGATCTTGGCCCGCAGCGAAGTAAGTGTCTGGAAACACTGCACCGCAAAGAATGCATCGCCCATTGCCGGAACCTATAATTTCAACTGGGAACAATCTGCCTACTGCTACGCGGCTCCCACAACAAGGCGTCGGCTTAACGACCATCACCAAGTCGCCTTTCTTTATCTGTTCTGACATATCACTCTCCTAATGCTTGCTTAACCCGCGCCTTTAGCGGCTCCGACACCACAAAAGCAGCGCCGTGTTCATCTGCAAGACGTTTTGCAAGCCTTATTTGCCGGTCGTCGCTGATCGTTGCGTATAAATGCAGATCGGCAATAACGACAGTCATTTCGTCGTATTCGGTGTGCCTGCTTTCGGCGCGGTGAATGTGGATTTGGGTTGCTTTAATCATTCGGCCTCCAATTGACAAGCAACGGTTCCGAATACGCCAAAGGCCTGATAGTTGCCAAGCATGCTCAGCGCGGCCTGGGCAATTTCTTTCGTGTCGCTGACGCCTACCATTTCGATTGACCCAGATTTACATACAGGGCGGATTGGCTTGCGCTTTCTGGGTGGGATTTCTGAGCGCGGAATGCCCCTGCGGTTTCTGGCATCCCAGAACGCTTCGGCTTCGTCGCGGGTTGCGAATAGCTTGGTTCGCGTCTCGCAGAATCGGCATTGGATAAACCAAAGGCCTTTTTCGATCCGGGCGCTTGGGCCACCTTTGCAAAATGGGCAGAGTTTCATGTTTTCGACCTCCTGCGTAGCTCCAAATCACGGCTCATTGAGCTGACGCCGTTTACAACGTCCTCGGCCAATATCCCCCGGTTGCAGTGGGGGCAGCGTGGCGTCATGGTCCTACTTCTAAAAACCTTATCCAGCGCTTTTGCCGCTCTGCTGTGCAATGTCTCGGCCTCGATTTCACGAAGCCTCGAAATTCGGTTCTCGAAGGCATAAAAACGCTCGACAAGGGAAGTAAAGGCATCGAACGCTTCAACATCGGTTTCACAGTCTTTGCACCACACGCGCCGCTCTTTTGAGTCGTACACCAGCTGGATATGCTTGCACGCTGAGTGTTCCCGGCGCGTCAATCCCCTAGCGACCCTTAAGTCGCCAATATCTACAACCTTTACACCAAGGGAAAACTCAGCCTCTATGATCGGTGCGCTCATGACCGACCCCCAAACAAACGACTACTCGGCCCCTGCGGGCTCTGCTTCTCATCGCGAAGCTTCCTCATCAGCAAGTCTTGAAGATGATTGATTTTCAGCATAGCTTCGTACTCATCGAACAGCACGTACTTGCCTTCCGGGTGCTCGATCATGCAGGGCACGACTTCATTGTTGTAGCGGCGGCTGCCAAGTTCGTAACGCTTCGGGCAGTTATTGACCGGCTGCCCGTAACCCGGCGTCGAATCACGATGTTTATCGGTTGTCATAGGGTTTTCCAGTGGGTTATTCACAGTTTGTGTGGATAAGTTAGGCAGCGACGGCGCCGGACTTTATTTCCTTCTGGTTCCATGCGGCCAGCTCGGGTACGTTTGCGGCGACAATGGCCTTGGCCAGTGGCGGGCATACAGAATTGCCGCACATGCGTACCTGAGCATGTTTGGGTAAACGCTTGCCGTTAACGGTTGGGGCAATGATGTATCCGCTTGGGAATCCCTGGGCGGCATAAAGCTCATGGGGTTCCAGCATCCGCATGCCGATGTCGGAAATTTGGTATTCCTGGCCCGCGATGGTGACTAGGCCGAGTCGATCCTTTGTCGGTACCGTGTGCATCGGGTCGCGACAGTCCTGATCCTGTCCGCCTTCGCTGTAATACTTGATAAGGAAGGCCCTGACTTCGGCGTGGTGCAGGCCACCTGCGCTAACGGTGTGCAATGGCTCATTGGTAGCGGCTGCAAAGCTCGTGCCGCGCAATTTGATCAGGTTGCTGGTTACCAAAGCTGATTTCCCGCCGCCACCAGCCGTGACGGTTCCTGTTGGTTCGTCAATGGAGTGGCCAACGCTGGCACCGAAGTCGCGTTTTATGTGTGCGGTAACGAGTGCATGGTGGTCGGTCGCGGTAACCGTGTGCGCTGGTTCGTTAAGATCGGCCCCCGGGCCTGTGTAGTTGCCGCCAAAGTGTTTGGCGAGAAAGGCGGATACGAGTGCGTGCTTTGCGCCTCCTGCGACTACCGTACCGAGTGGCTTATCAAGGCCTGGAACGCGCGGCGCTTGTCCAGGTCGCTCTCCATAGCCTGTCTGGATAAGCGTTGGAACAACTAACCCCATTGCATTTCCCGTACCTGGGCGAGCCTGTTCGCCACCAGCGGTGACGGTGTGAAGTGGATCCTTAAGCGAACTGCCAGTAGCGCTGGGCCTAAACTTCGTCACGTAAGGCGCAACCAGCCCCATGCCATGACTTGCTGTGATGGTCTTTAATGGTTCGTCAATTGCGCTGCCTCGAAAGCAGTCGTAAACCGTGCGGCTGCTTGTGTGGTTGCACTTCACTATGAACGGATCGCCACTCTCCAGTACGTATCGTTTCAGCCCTCGGGCAATGCGCTTCAGCGTATTCTCTGCTAAAGGCCTGGTCCGCTCAAAAATGGAAGGGCAGGGCAAAGACCAGTCAATGCACTCGGCGGCAGTACGCCACGGTTTGAGTAACTTTTGTTTGACCGCTTCGGAGTCTGGCGCTGCGTGTGTTGGGGTTGGCCAAACGATAGGCTGCCCGTCGCAACGTGCAATCATGATCAGCCGTTTGCGGATTGTGGGAGTGTCGTAGTCACATGCCCGTAATTCCCTTATTTCGACCGCAAAGCCCTTTTCCTGCAACTGGCGCACGAAACTTCGGAAGGTCTGGCCTTTGCGGTTTGGACATGGCCGGCCATCGTTGGTTAACGGTCCCCAAGTCTTGAACTCTTCCACGTTTTCCAGAATGATCACGCGAGGGCGAACCAATGCAGCCCAGCGCAAAACGATCCAGGCGAGTCCGCGAATCTTCTTTTCGACCGGCTTTCCGCCCTTGGCCTTGCTGAAGTGTTTGCAGTCAGGGGAGAACCAGGCCAGCCCCACCGGTCGGCCTTGAGTGACTTCCAGAGGGTTTACGTCCCAAACGGACTCGCAATAGTGCCTGGTTTGCGGGTGGTTGGCCTCATGCATCGCCACGGCTTCGGGGTCGTGGTTAATGGCCACATCAACATGTCTTCCCAAAGCCTGTTCAATACCGCAAGACGCGCCTCCGCCGCCAGCGAAGTTGTCAATAATCAATTCGTGGTTGATGTCTAGGGAATATTGGTTTCTGATCATTTTTCTGATTCCTTCACTCTCCACCCATCACCTTCACCAAACACCATTGAGGCGGGGTGAACCGGATGGCATAAGCTGGCTTTCATGCCGTCGAAATAGCCATACCAGCGGTCTGTTTTGAGCAGCACTCGTTCTATCTGGTCGTCGACCAGAATCACTCGCTGGCCTGGTTGAACATGTTGCAAACGCGCAATCGGTTGGGGCGGTTTCTCTGTCATATAAATAGCCTCTCTTGACGCAATGCGTTTTCTATCCGCTCGCATGCAATGTCGAATTTCGCAGGGTCGATTTCGATGCCTATGAACTTGCGGTTCAGGTTCAACGCGGCAACGCCAGTTGTTGCGCTTCCCATAACTGGATCCAGGATTGTGCTAAATGGGTTTGAAAATAGATAAACCAGCTCATTCATGAGACGTATCGGCTTCTGCGTCATGTGCACTTTGGGATTGTTGTTATCGCGTTGAGGGTGAGTAAAAACACCGTGCCGGCCGCCGCCATTCCATTTGCTACGGCCTGCCCCAAACCAGGAAGCGACGATAGTTTCATACCCCATACCTGGCCTATCCCCAGTAAACTGCGGTGGGCCGTCTGGCTTGATCCAAACGCAAGCCCGTTTGTATTTGCCCCCAGCAAGCTCGTGAGCTGAACGCCATTTGGATACCGCCTCTGCTTGACAGAAAACCAGCATCCACCCATTGCATAAGCCACCTGCAGAAGCGGACACCGAGGTTCTTAATTCTTCAGTCATGGGGTCGAAGTCAAGTTCGCCATACTCCACAGTGCGCTTACCGTTTTTTTGCGCGCCAAGTAGGCGACGTCCTTTAGCGTGCGCCTCTTTCTCGTAAGGCGGATCCATAATCACGGCATCTACCTTCTGCAGGGTGGGTAATACATCGCGACAATCGCCCTGGTAGAGAGTTGCATTGCCTATGGTTTCGACGCGCACAAATTTATCCCGCCCCTTTATTGGAGAGGCGGGCTCCGTTGTGACGATTGTTTAGGGTTGGTTAAGCGGCTTGTTTTTCGCGCAAGTCTTGAATGGCGAAATACACCGTCATGCAGGCCTGGACGTCGACCATAGCGCTGTGTGCGTTGGCCAATTGATTGCCTGTAAAGAAGGCGTATGCCTCACTTAGATTTGCGGTTTTGTGATGCTTTCTTCCTGCCGCAATCATTTTCGGCGTTGGCGGACACTTGACTATCGGTGTAGCGAGTCTTGCCGTGCATTGGATTTGGCCGGACTTCCAGGCATCGATTTCCGATTCGTGCAGATTGAACCTGTGTTGAGCGATACGAACAATTCGGGCGTCGAATGATTCATTGTGGGCAATCCGCTCTCGTTGCCCCCAAAGCTGCATGAACATATCAAGAGCCGTTGATTCTGGAACACCGAGGTCATGCGCCTTTTCGGTAGTGATTCCATGAATTTCGGCAACATCGTCCGGGATGGTCCAGCCGTCTGGCTTGATAATCACATCGATGCTGCTGATGGTGTCTCGCGATTCCAAATCGACCAGCGTGGCCGCCAATTGCACAATATGGGGTTGATCTGGGTGCTCAGAAGGTTTTTCCCAAATTGGAAGCGAGGATGTCTCTGTGTCGTAAAACAAAGCGTAAGTCATTCGATTAGCCCTCCGAAGGAATGCTGTCTTGTGGTGGTTCCATGGAGAATTCAATTTCATGGCCGATAAGGAAAGCCAGTTTTGCGATCTGCTTTTCGTCTGGATCGCACTTGACTCGGAAGGTCAGACCGATTGTGCCGCCATCCATAAGGGTGATTTGAAAGCCGTCGATTGTGGCTTCGTCGAGAACAAGATCAGACTTGCCGCCGGTACCGAAGTGAATAATGAACGTGGCGCCGACGACATCAAAATCCCACTTGAAGCCCGATATTCGGTTACCGAAAATGAGTCGGTTAAGTGATGGCTCTTGTTCGCTCTGATCGAGTAAGTCCATCTCGCCAGGGTGTGGTTTGCGATAGAACGATGACTTAAGGGTAGGGTGAAACTCGGAAAGAAAATCGTTACTAACGTTGATGTGAATTTTTAGGTCGGCCCCTGTTACGCTTTCTTCTCCGTGCTTTTCAGCACGTAGGTTTAAGTTATTAAGCTGGCCGGTTTGGTTGTCGAAGGTGAGCATCTTCTTTTTCCTGTGGGTGGTCGGTTATGGAAAACTACGATTTGTTAGCGCCTTTCCAGATAGCGCCCCGGACGGCGCTACCAACAGGCTGAAGCACATAAACATCGGCGCTTGGGGCTCCGTTTTTAACGGCCCCGATGGCGGCTTTCGCGGCTCGATTAAGGCCCTTTATGACCCGTGGCTTTCTTTTTGGGACGCGAAGCAGTAACAGGATCTGATCTTCTTTATTTGGATCGGCCCGAAACTCGGCATCTACTGGTTTTTGGGCGTGCTCCTGGGGTTCCTCGTTATCCTTCGAGACAACCGGTTTCTCTGTGTTTAGCCATGTGTACCGATTGCCGTTTCTGCCACCTGCGATTAGTTCAATTTGGCCAGACTGTGCAAGGTGGCGTAGCGCTTCCCGCGTTTCGTCCTCTGTTGTTTTTGCATTAAACCCGATGGCCGAAATGCTTAACGGCTCTTTCGCTTGGCGCAACACGAGCTCAACGCATTCAAGCGTTTTTTCTGATTTCATAGTGTGGTTCCTTTGCTGTTACAAGATGGCAACGAGCAGTGGTGGTTGGGAAGGTATGATTCCGCTAAAGAAAGGAGGCGGAACGAATGGAAAATAAGCAATTGCCTTGTTGGGCTGCGTTGAGCATCATTGGCATGCTAGTACTCGTTGGTATTTTTGCGTGGCAGTTTCCAGACAGTTCGCAAGAATGGGCAGCTTGGGTACAGGCTTTTGGCTCTATTGGTGCAATATTGGGCGCCTTTACGATCAGCGAGAATGCGACTAAAAGGAATAGACTTCTTCGAATTGAGGCTGAGAATCGTGAGCGCCGACGATTAGAAATTGGGTACAGAGATGTAGTGCTGAATCTCTCAAGTCAGGCCGCCGAGCTCGCGAAGCTCATAGAAAAGACGGAGCCCCCTCTTTTTGTCGTCGCTTGGCATGGGTATCTAAAATCAACGGCCGATGCTAGTTTGAAAGCTTTTGATTCTTTGCCGACGCACGATATGGGGGGTACAGAGCGAATTGCTATCGCGTTTGCGATAAGGGAAGCAGTTCAGGATTTTTTCGGTAGATTGTCACAACTTCCTCTCAATGATTCACTGCATCAACTCTACGGAACCCTTGTCACAATTGAATTGCCTCATCTGTATCGCGACCTAACAGAGCTCGAAAAACAGCTAAACGACTGCTATCAGACGGACCCTTAAAACGGAATGCTGTCGTCAAGGTCGCTCAGATTAGCCGCCGGAGCCTGTGGCGCTGCCGGCCGTTTTCGCTGCGGCGCTCTGGCCGACGGTCGTTGTTGGTTGCTTGATTCGCCCTGGCTGTCGTTGCCGCCAAGCATTTGCATTTGCTCGGCAATGATTTCCGTTGAGTAACGGTCAGCACCGGTTTCCTTATCCTGCCATTTGCGGGTTTTTATTCGACCCTCAACGTAGACGGCCCGGCCTTTTTTAAGGTATTCGCCGGCGATTTCAGCCAGGCGGTTGTAGAACACAACGCGCACCCATTCTGTTTCCTCGCGTTTTTCACCTGTGTTCCGATCTTTCCATGAGCTAGTGCATGCAATTGAGATATTGCATATGGCAACCCCATCAGGCGAGTACCTTACCTCCGGGTCTCTGCCAAGGTTTCCGATGCCGATCCATTTACTTACTGATGCCATCTCGTCTTACTCCGTTTTGGATTGCTATGTATCCAGCATGTTGTCTACAGATACCAAAGGCTGCGGCCACGTCCTTGTAAGGAATTCCGGCTTTTGCCATGGCGACTATCTCTGCTTTAACGTAGGAAGTGACCTTAAAATTTGGCAAGGCCTCCCCTTTTGCTTGGCGTCCTTTTGATACAGCGTCTTGCATGTTGACCAGCCTCGTCCCAAGGAATAGGTGACCAGGGTTGATGCACCTGCGGTTATCACATCGGTGGCACACATCGATACCTTTGGGTATTTCTATGCCTCTCGATAGCCTGTATGCGTGTCTATGAGCGTGGTCTGTTTTTCTTCTAACGGTTGCTCTTGCATACCCGTTCGATTGAACACTGCCTTGATACTCAAGACAGCCGCTTTCAGTCTTTACGCACCGCGACAATAGGTGCGCTAAACGTTCGTTATCGCCTGCCTTTGCTAGTGAAGAAAGTCCTGCCATTTGGGCCTCCTAAACGTCCTGATATTGTTGGTCGGTGAGTTCGTCGCGAGGGTCGCGGTACCCGTCAACCCGGCACCGTTGCTGGGGAAGTAAGATTGACGGGTGCGCCTTGGGGCGCTTGATGGCGCACTGCGGGCAGTGCACGCCATACTTTGCTCGAAGGGCTTTCTTGTGGTCGCGCATGGCATTGAAGATTTCGCCTGTTTCGCTCATGTGAGTTCCTTAAAAAGCTGATTCCAATTCCCGGCTGGCTGCTTCCAGGTCCATATCAAGCAACCACTCGATAACCTTGGAATCGTGGACGCGGAACTGAAGCGTCAGACAGTCGATAATCTGACGATCAGTAGGGCGGGTTTGTTTGGCTGTAGGTGTTCGCACCGAACCGCCAGTGCGCATTCCTACCGACGCGGATGGGGCGGCTTTTGACGCTTCCTGTTCAACCGGTTTGGCTGTTTGCTCAACTGGCTTTGCCGCCTGATCGACCGCTTTGGCCTGTTCCTCTTGCCTGATTTCATCGCGCGCGGCCGCCAGTTTGGCGTCGATCTTTGCCTGTTCTTCGGCGTTATGCTTGGTGATTCGGGCGTCAATAAGCATTTTCAGATCGTCGGCTTCTTTCAGCGCCAGCGCCTGAAGGTCTGAAAACAGGAAGTCATGGCCGGCTTCCCGAATCAGCTTCAGGTTTGCGTCAATCTTGTCGGCCAATTGGTTTGCGTCAATCTTTGCTCTGGCCAACTCGGTGTCGGCGGCATCCTGCAGGGTGGTAATGGTGCGCTTGCCTTTCATTACCCCTGCAAAGTCGGCCTGGACAGTAAAGCGAACGGGTTGTACTCGGTCGTTTAATGCGTCAAGGTGTTTTTTCAGTGATGCTTCAGCCGTTGTTTTGATTTCAAGGCGTCGGTTTTCCTTCTGCGCCTTGACCAAACGATCAAGCTCCAGGCGTTTCGTCCGGGTTTCCGCCGAAATGGCATCAATAGTGCGAAACAATTCATCAATGCTGGCTGTTTGGCTTAAAGCATGTTGCTTGGCTGCATCCAGTCGATCTTCAACGTCTTTGCACCATTTGGCCGTTTTCTCTGCGTCGGCAAAGTCCTGGTCGGTCTGAAGGTCGGTGTTGATCGACTGAATCACCTCAAATGCGTGCTCTTTGTACTCAGCCAGGTTGCTTGCCGTGACAGCGCCGGTTAACTCAATGCGAAGGGCAGGCAGGCTTTCCATTGTTTTGCCGACGGGCTGTGGCTTTTCTGGCACGACTTCATATTCGGCCAGGTCTTGCTCAAACTGTTTCCAGCCAGCAATTAGTTTCTCTGCTCGGCCCTTGACCGGCCTGTAAGTCATCTGCATCCAATTGTCTGTCGTGCCGTCAGACACAACGAAAATGACTTTCTCCGCGCCGGTGACAAGAAGCTGTTGCTCTAGCTGCCAGTAGTATTCGGGGTCTAATTCGCCCGCGCAGACGGTTGCTGCCAATTCGGGGTTCCACATCTTATGTTCAAACAAGACGGTGCCAAGCATGGTCATGCCGTCCATTGAAGCTAACAACCAACCGTCGTCGTCGGTTGCGGTGACAGGGTAAAGTTCCTCGCCAATGTTTCCTTCGACAATGATGCGGGCCAGGGCTTCGAACGCATGGCCCTTGTCGAACAAATTGCGCTGCACCCAATCGCTGTACTCGCGTTCATTCCCTGTTGATTTGAGCCTTAGCAGTTCATTGCGGCCCATTTTCTTTGACGCACCCATCATTACAGGCGCTTCGCTGGCGGCGAAGTATTTGGCGCGCTCCGCCAGCCATTTCGGGGTGCCTTGTATTACCTGTAGCTCTTTCATTGTTCTGCTCCTTCGTGTGCGGCCTTAAATTCGGCGTCTTCAACGCGCGATTCGGCGGCTTCTGACTCTTGTTTGATGGGTGCGCGAACAGCTTTCTTTTGTTCTTCGTTCAACACGCCCCTGGTTGACGCTCGAGCGATGATTTGATCGGCGGTCGCTTTGCCGGCCGCAATCACATCACGCCAAACTGGTAGGTTCTTCTCGAAATCGTCTTTGCTGTAATTGGGTAATTCGGGAGTGGCGCGTGTTGCTTGTTGGGCTTGCCCCATGTCTTTTTCGCTAGACTCGACAATTCGCTCGGCCTCGTCCTGGTCGTAAATTCCGCTATAACCGAATGCCAAACGTGAGCACTGAATCATGGCTTTGTGGCGAAGCATGCGCTTAGGGTGACTTTGCCAGGGCACCGTGCCACGTTTGCATTCGTCAAGGTATTCGGTAACTTTGATGGGGTGGTTTCGATCTTTCCGGTAGATAGTGCAGGTGCATGACTCGGCATCCCGCTCAAAATCCATGCCGTCGAACTGAGGGTGAGAATTTATAATTCGAGCCCAACCGTCTACGCCAACAACTGGAACGATGCCGTTGTTCTTGTCTGGGAAGGCGTATATTTCCTTCGTCCAAGGGTTAAGTCCGTACTGGTTTGCGACTACCAGTAGAGCGGTCATTTGCGCGTCGCTAACCTGTCCTTTGAAAGCGGTCGCCTTCAGGGTGTCGATCAGGCCAACGCCATCACCCATGTCGAGTTTTTGCGCAAGGGTGGTAGTTAATTTTTGGAGTGCGGTGCTCATGTCATAAGTCCTTTCAATGCAGCATTTGCCATATCGATAACGGGGGTCAGTTTGGCTCGTTCGGACTCCAGGCGCTCTCGCTCTCGCTCTCGCTCAATAAGCGCAGTACGCTCTTCGGGCGAGAACAGTTGATCTAACTCGACCCGCCATGTGCCACTAGACATTCCTAAATTCCCTTTAATGTGGAATCCGCTTTCCATAAACCTTTTGATGGAATCGATCTTCCTGTCTATGGTTCTTACTCGTTCGATTGCTTGTTCGATATCCATTTCATATTCCTATTAATCGCGCGGCCAGCGTCGGCCCAAAAAGAAACAATCCGAAGACGATCAAGCCGATTGGTATGACCACTTTCCAGCCCCAGGGCGGGTTGCTTGAGTTTTTGGCCCAAGCGCCTTTGCCGTCGTACTTGCTGACTCGCGGCGTTACGAGGGTGTGATTGGGGTCGCTACGATTAATGCCGTCGGGCCAGTTTGAGTTGTGCATCTTGGTCTCCAAGAGATATACGATGGCCAGCATTGCGCCGGCGTAGAACAAAGCGAAAGTTAGAAAGTCCATATCAGCCGCCCAGTTCTGCGTTTGTCGTGGCATCGGCTACGCACTGCGCATGGCTTTGGGCAAAGCGTTCAATCAGGCTTTCGAGCTTTTCTTTGCCGCCGTTTGCCGGGTTGATCACGGCGCCCAGAATCAATGCAAGATCGTCGGGTTCTTCGGTTTCAATCAGATCGTTGAGCACTTCGCCAGCGGATAACGTGCGCTTCCAGCCGCAACTGTCATACGTCTCAAAAACGCCTGTGCCGGCTGTCAGAATCCGCTTGATTTCGCCAATAGCTTCTTGCTTGGCGTCACGCTCGATACGCGCATGGACGCGGGGATAAAGGGCGTTTTCTTCGGGTGGCGCAACGCGCAAGGGATCATCAGGACAGGCGGCAATGCCGTCCCGTTCAAGGTTGTAAAGCATGGTGATGTCTCCGAAAAGTGGAGGAAGGAAATTTAAGGAGTAGCGCTCAGGCCCGGTGTGAGGCCCCGGAGTGAAGGAGGTCAGCGGAGAGTTAACGCGGCCAAGACGTTTTCCTGAACGCTACTGCTTAAATAAGAGGGTGTTTCCGAAATGGAAGGCGCCAGTGGTGACTATTGGAATTAGTCACTAGGTACTATTTCCAAAATGGAAAGAGTTGCCCGTATCGTGAGCCAGTCGCGAAGCTGCACCAAAAATAGGCCGACCGCGACACTCGCAATCCGATTTCCTACCTGTGGCATCTGCTTCGGTTTCTACCTGCCATCAAACGCCAATGTATTCAAAGTCGCTGGCAGGTAATTGATGGTGGCCGGGTGCTGACCCCGGCATTCCCGCACACTGAGGCCATGACCCTCGCCTATTTTCAGCGGGCTATTAGGCGCACTCGCGTATCAGCCTACGCATTTCACCATCACGGCTGACTAATGGAAGGCACCACATCGTTAAGCCCTTCAGGTCTACAAATCATTAGTCAGGCGTGATGGTCCTGCACTTTGCCGGTGCAGGAGCGTATGCGCGTTGTGTCAGTCGCGCCCCTGTCTAAGCATTTTGGACTGTAAATCAGCGATATTTACTCGCTCTCGCACTTGCATCACCTCCTTTTAAATGGCTCCGGCTTACCCAGCCGGGAAGGGGCCTGAGCCTGGGCAGAACTGAACCCAGCTTAAGCAGGCGTTGATTGTTTTGGGAATAGGGTGCGAATTTCATCGTCCAAGCCATCCAGATAAGGCCCAACAATTCCGCGCTCGTGTTGCCTATCCTCGGCAAATGAACCCGCCCCAATAGAGTCACGCGCTTGATTTAATGCATCTAATGCCTTTTCAAGCGCCTCCCTCACCCGTTCATCAGCATAGGCTTGGGCTTGGGTGGTGGTGATTAGGCCTTCAATGTCATAGTTGTTTAAAGCAGGCTGGCGAAGCGAGTACTCTACATACGACCATGGATAATTCCCGATCATGCCTGGTTCGCTTTTGTATTTGGATCGCCAAACCACCGGGTCAGGCATTTTTACGTTAGTCATCACTCACCCCTTGCTTTTGCTAGTGCATCAATCGCTATTTCAATTTCTTTCGATAACGGCAATGGAGCGCCAAGCGCTTCGTAAGACGTGACTAAATCTTTCAAAGCCTCATACAGCACCGGCCCCGCTGCAAACACATGCGGCCCGTGCTTGCCGAAGTAGCCGGAGAAACGCAGGTATTCGGCTGTGCTGTTATCTTCAATGACAAACTGCCCTGGATAGCCTTCAGGCTGCCTGACTATGATCTTTTCTTCCATCTTGCTCTCCTTGTTGTCATCAGAAAACGCCAACCCGTGGTCAAGCCAAATGAATCGCAAGCATCCCTCGATCCATAATTGGCAGTTCGTCACGGCTATTCATGATTCTGCGTAACTCTTGCTCTCCACCGGCGATGCCGGTAACTGCGGCCACGACAGAAAGATTTCCTTTTTCGTCGGCTCGCCTTAGCGCTTCACGAATACGCGCGTCCTGCCGGCTGTCTGTAATGTCCATATCGTCCTCACATGAAAATCGCAGCACTGCCCATCAGTGGCGATTCGCATGTGGCCTCCGTAGAGGCCTATGCGGTACTACTTATCCGCGCAACTCCCGGTTTTAATCTGGTGTAAATCCACCAAATTGCACGGCTCGCAGTGTCCCGGACTTCTCCCGGTGGTCATCTGCTCGAATATTCGTGTTCGGCTGATTACACACGCCCAATTCCCCAGAATTCGAGGGAATTAGGATTAACTTCACTGCCAGGATTCCAACTGGCGTGGCTGTTCCTGCTCTCGGTCGCCTATACCTCACTCAGTTCACCCGTATACGCGCTTTGGCAGGTTGGGTACGGCAGAGACACCGCGCAGAGCCCCAGCCATGCCTGAGGGTGCGATTGGGCCGGACGAACACCCCACAGGCAGGGTGAGCAACATCGGCGGTCTGGTTGTTTAAGAGCGTTATTGACGCTAATGGAGCGTCATGGCTCAATTCTACAAATGTAGATATATTCTTGTCAACACTTGTAGAATATTTTTGTAGAATAAAGAAATTGGCGATTTTTATGGGGTGGCGCAGAAAGAAGTTAGCGTGATGAAAGAGTCACGCTTACGGGGACGCGAGGACGGGGAGGGCGATAAGATTAAGTTGTTGTTTCCAGCAACTTGCAGTAATTACCCAGGCCTTGCGCCTGGGATTTTTTTGTCTTCAATGGAGTTTTGGGTGGGGTTAATGACGGAAAGCGGAGCCAAATTTATTTTGGCTCGGTTTCTTGGCTCTCCCAATATGGAGGCATCTCACCGCCTCCAAAATGCGCTTTGAATCGTCGCCACATTGAAAGCCTATTCATGGGCACATCGTGATGAATTACGGCCTCAACTTCATCGGTGCAAATTTGCGCGAGGCCGCGCAACACAGAAGGTTCTCGAAGTTGAATTTCTCTTCGCTTGCGATCAGCTTTGATATCACGATCAACTTGGGTGTCTTTTGCCTGATTTTCCATATACTCTGACAGGAGGCATACATATTCTTTCGCTAATTCCTCATGCTTTGCAGCCATGCCGGGAAAATCAAGCACGACTGATAGGATTGTGGAAGCGCCACTAACCAGTGCGACCAATATGCTCAACCAACTATCGCCCGACGCAAGTGCGGTTAACGCGACAATAGATAAAAATTTAGCTCCTGCATCCATTAGTCGGAAGAATCGCTCCCGCCTTTTATGGTAAATGTGCGAGGTTCTTATTAAGATTTCTGATGGAGTCATTCGCTTTTGTTGCTACCAGGCTTAGGGCGGGGCGGCTGCACGGCTTCAATCTTTTCTGGACGGCGATCTTCGCTATATGTTCTTCGCCCACCAGATGGCGCATTTTTGTTATTTGTTACGGTTTTTGGCTTGCGTTGTTGGTTTGGTTGTTTGTTTACTTTCATAGAGCCTTCTTTGCTGGAAAATAATAATTAACAAGTGAAACGTGTCACCGATGCCTACTAAAAATAGCTGCTATATCGTTTTCTGATCGGTCAAAAAATATTATTTCATCAATTGCTTGATAGCCGTCTTGCCAGTTCGGATAGGCCATTTTGAAAATATCGAAATGCCTTACAAACACTTCAACGACACCGATATCGCTTAGAGCGCCATCAATCAAGCCATCAATTTCCATTGCGATAATTACGTTGCGTAATTTGTCATAAAAGATTTTGTATGCAAGAACGACAGGGTCCCGACCAAACCATGATCGCTTATGTTGATCTTTAATGATGCGCACAGCAGCCATAACAAAATGCGTAAAAGCTGAATGAGTATGCGGCGAATTACTCAACAGCGATAACGCCAACTGCCTCCCCGGCGATCCATATTTGGCCATGCAGTTATTTTGGTACGCAACGGAAATTAAACATCATTTCGCGGTCACCAATGCCTCGATGAGAAAGAAGCCCTTCTACTTGGAGCATGTCGAGGCCTTTTTGAGCGCAAAACTCTCGGGCTTTCTTGGCCGAGGCAATCATGAGTTCTTGATTGTTGATCGTATTGCCTTTAGCTGATGCTGAAACTATATAGGTGTCGCGATCCACTTGCTGCACCTCGCTAACTGACATGCAGCCAGCAATGGTAAGTGCAGATATAAACAGGACTGATCTTGATGCAATTGTCATACAAAGTTACCTTCCGCCTAAAAAAACACCGTTTGAATAAACTAGATATATTGGTCTATGCGGTGAGTTTGTGTTTATTTCTTGGGCTTTTATTCGCTGAGGTGTGGCTCGTATAGCTTGTGATTTGCTGATCCACCCATTCTTCTATCGCTTCTTTTTGCTTGTCGCTTAGTAGGTTGTAGCGGTCAATCGTGATTTGCTTAAATGGCCACTCACTGCTTGCTGGTTTGTCCGCTGTTTTCCTATCGGCCTTTTGTAGTTCTTCTTCTGTTAGCCAGTTTCGTGATTCGTCGTATAGCTGTTCCAGGGTGAGGCCAAATGCATTAGCTAACGCTGGAGCATATTTAGAGCGAACACTATCCCGCACCTCAAGGGCGCTGATTGTGCCTATCGCCACGCCTGACATTTCTTCTAATTGTTCGAGCGTAAGACTGAGGCGTTCTCGATAGAGTCTGACTTGCTTTCCTAATGCCATTTGGCAACTTTAAACAGTTGTAGAAACAGTATCAAACACACTTGTTGAATTTATAAATCTACAAGTGTAGAATTGGCGCATGAACGCCATCAAAACCGCCATCACAAAACTGGGCAGCGCCTCGGCTCTTGCAAGAGCAATAGGTGTCACGCCTCAAGCCGTCTGTTTCTGGCGAGACGGATTACGCAAAATCCCAGCCGAACAATGCACGGCCATCGAACGCGCTACCGACGGCGCCGTTACTCGTCGTGATTTGCGGCCCGATGACTGGCAGGAGATATGGCCCGAAATCGCACAACCGCCAACTACAACGGAGTCCGCTCATGAGTAAGCAATCCAGGTTAGAGGCCAAGCAACGCATGATCGCTTTGGGGTACGCATTTGAAACGCGCAGCGCGGTGCTTGTACCCGCATCTGCCGAACAGATAGTCGGAGCGGCTGAGAAATACCTCAAATTCTTACAAGGTGGAAAGGCGGATGTTTCCGGCTCCGGAAACTCTTGTTTCAAATTCACTGGTGTTGATCCTACTGCTCGTGATGGAGACATTATGAATAGCTATTCCTTCAGGCCTGCCGCCCACACAAATCCAAATAATCCGTGGAAGCCTGACCCAAGGGATAGTCGTATCCCTATTGGGCCTTCTGACACGGTCCAAAACTAATTGACTTGCTGACATTGTGCCGCTTCTGGCTACAGGCTTAAAGACGGCAATTAACGGGAGATTGAACGATGGTAAAGAAATCTGAATCACGCACCAACGGATCCATTTACGGCAAATGCACAGAGCGGTGCGACGTAACGGTTGCCGAGGATACCAACGAGCGCTTAATCACGCTGGCCAGGATGGCCGGCATGACTAAAGCTGAATATGTGCGGCTGCTGATTGAGCGCCATATTTATGGCGCCGGCTCTCAGATAGCGCAGCGGGATCCTCTTTTAGGGACGTAGGCGTGGAGCGAGACAAGGTCCAAACCAAGAAAGTGCTTTTAAGGTCGTCTGTGCAACTGGACAGACTTTGGTCTTATTTACGCAGCTTACCGCTTGATAGCGATAAACCGATTGAGGTTGTTATTCGCGAACAAGTGAAAGCGAGAAAGCCAGATCAAAACGCACTGATGTGGGTGGGGCCGTTGTCAGATATTGCCGAGCAAGCTTGGCAGAACGGGCGCAAATATAGCGCCGAACTTTGGCATGAATTATTCAAGCGCGAACACCTGCCAGAAGACAACGATCCCGAATTGCATTTGCTGGTTAGAAGCCCGGATACCTATCAAAAATGGGCCTTCACGCCGAACGGTGAAAGGGTGTTGAAAGCCAGCACAAAAGATTTGACCGTTTACGGGTTTTCCCAATACCTGACAAAGGTTGAGGCCGACGGCGCGTCTATGGGCGTTCAGTTTCATGCCAACCCGAAAGAAGTGAGGGCCGCATGAGTTGGAACAACACACTTAAACCCGGTAAAGGCTTGCAGCGTAAAACACCAATGCGATCAAGTAAATCATTGAAAACAAAGCAAAGCTCGAAATCGCGTTTTGGGCTTGCTCAACGCATAGCTGAATCGCTTGGGAGGGCTTTAAAGCATCGTGAAAGTGAATCGACGGTATTGCGTAGTGTGCAGCATCGAAGGAATGTGGCTGCACTGGGCTGCCTCATCACTGGTGGCGAAGCCCAAGCTTGCCATGTCAACTTTGGCAAAGGGATGGGCCTAAAAGCCTGCGATTCGCTTTGTTTTCCACTATGTCCAGAACTTCACCGTCAACATGATCAGGGCGGCATGAGCCGCGAGGAGCGCTGGAAACGTGAATGGGAATACGTAGATCAGACTCGCGCAAAGCTGATTAGAAAGGGCTTATGGCCAACCCACGTTGAACAGGCTTACCAGGTGGCGATACAACCGCTGGCCCGTGTCGTTCATCCTGAACTCAGCGAGGTAAGTCAATGAGAGATTATGGCAAGGTTCATTCGTCTTTTTGGACGAGCGGAACAATTCTGTCTCTATCTGAAGATGCGCGAATGCTCGCGCTGTATCTTTTAACCAGTCCACACAGCACCATTTCGGGAGTATTCAGACTTCCTGATGGATACGTTTGCGAGGATATTAAATGGTCTTCGGAAAGGGTTGCGAAAGGGTTTGCGGAACTGTTCGCTAAGGGTTTCGCTAACCGTTGCGAAACCACTAAATGGGTCTATATCTACAAGCATTTCGAGTGGAACCGACCAGAAAACCCAAATCAACGTAAGGCAGCCAAGAAAATAGCCTTGAGCATTCCTGATGAATGTGGCTGGAAGCCAGACTTCATGCGGTATTGGGGGGAATTTTTGGGAGTAACAGAAGAAGAATATTCGAACCCTTGCGAAACCGTTTCGAAACCCTTCCTTAACCAGGAACAGGAACAGGAACAGGAACAGGATAATAAAAACCCCCAAACCCCCTTGGCAGGGGGTGAAGTCCCGCCAGAAGAAAAACCAAAACGAAAGCGCATGCCGCGAACCACGTTGAAAACTTTTGTTCAGGCATGCAAAGACGCTGGGGAAAAGCCGATCAGCGATTACGGGCCAATGCTGCGCTACGTCGAGGATACTGGCTTGCCGACCGAATTTGTCCAACTGGCCTGGGAGGTGTTCAAGGGCGAGTTTCTGCCGGGTGGACCGAATGAAGGCCGGCTGCAAGCTGACTGGCGAAAGCATTTTCTGAACTACGTCCGAAAGGGCTATTTCCGGCTCTGGTATGCCAAACCGTCTGGCTCCGATGGTGCGGTTGAGTACGTGCTCACAACCCAAGGCCTGCAAGCCCAGGCAGCCGTGCTCAAGCGGGAGGCGGCATGATGTTCTCGATTGAAGCCGAACAGGCCGTGCTTGGCGGAATGCTGATGCAAAACGAGGCGTTGGACATGGCGCCGTGGCTTGAGCCAGATCATTTTTACCGAGCAGAACACCGAGCGATATTCTCCGAAGCCCGCAAGCTGCACGTCGGCGGGAAAAACTTTGATGTTGTCACGCTGGGCGACAAGTTGAGCGTCGAGGGTGGCATTGGGTATCTGCACGAACTGGCGAGCAACACACCTGGCGTGGCAAATTTCGCGCACTACGCCGGGATTGTTCGAGATTATGCCCAGCGTCGTGCTTTGGCCATCCTGGCCGACGAGGTCAAAACACAGGCCGCCAACAACGAAGAACCACGCAAGGTTACGGATTTTCTGCAATCGAAGCTGGAAAAAATTACTCACGATGCCACAACGTCGGATCCTGTGCGCGCAAGCGATGACGTGGGCAGGTATGTGAACGATTTTAAGCGGCGGGCAACCGGGGAAGGCCCCAAAGCCATGTCGACTGGTTATGTGGATTTGGACAGCCGATTAGGGGGTGGCTTACGCGAAGGAGGTCTCGTCGTTCTGGCAGGGCGTCCAAAAATGGGCAAAACCAGTCTGGCGCTGAATTTTGCCTTGAACATGGGGTTCAACCACGGCGGGCTGTTTCTGTCGATGGAAATGCCAAAAGATGAGTTGATAGACCGCAGCATGTCTATTTTAAGCGGTGTGCCTTTACGCAAAATCATCGACCCGCGAGAAATGAGCCAAACCGATTGGGCCAAGTTTCACGATGCTGCTGAGAGGTTTGGGCAACTCAATCTATCGCTTGACGATCAAGGCGCATTGAGCCTTATGGATGTACGCGCCAAAGCACGGTTAGTTAAGCGCAAGCAGGGATTGAAGTTCATCGTTATTGATTACCTGCAGCTTATGGAAGGTGAGGGCGATAGCCGTAACACTCAGATTGAAAACATCACACGCGGCCTGAAATCGCTAGCCAAAGAGTTGGGCGTAGTCATTATTTTGCTGTCCCAGCTTAATCGCCAGCTTGAGCAGCGACCCAATAAGCGCCCCATGCCTTCCGATCTACGGGATTCTGGCGCTATCGAGCAGGACTGCGATATTGCCATGTTCGTGTACCGGGACGAGGTCTACAACGAGCACAGCCCGGACAAAGGTATATGCGAGGTCATTATCTCCCTAATACGCCAAGGCGAACCCGGAACAGTCGGCATGGCCTATATCGCCTACTTAACCAAATTCGCAAACCTTGAGCACGGTCGTGAGTTTGGTCGCGCACCAACCCGCCAACGCTACGCAACCATAAAGGACTAATCGAATGACGCACACGGACAGCCTGGAGGCTTTGGCTTATCAATCTATCGAGAGTACGGATCCTTTGGCGATGGCGCGCAAAGCAAGGGCAGCAAAGCCCACGCCAATACGTAGAAATATTCTGGCTTTGGACCTGGGCACGAAATGCGGCTATGCCTGCCGAAATATGGACGGCGTCATTGTTTACGGCACAGAAGTGTTTACCCCCAAAAAACATTGGTCGGCTGGCCAGCGCTGGCAGCGGTTTCGTGGCTGGCTCGTTGAGCTGGTCGTGAATAACCATATCCATTGCATAGCCTATGAGGAAGTAAGGCGTCATAACGGAAACGACGCCGCGCACGTCTACGGCGCCTTTCTCGCGCTGACGCAGTTGATAGCGGACTCGCACAACCTGGAGCTCGTGCCGGTGGGTGTGGGCGCAATCAAGAAACACTGGACGGGCAAGGGTAATGCCCTGAAAGACGCCATGATCAAAGAAGCGAAAAGCCGTGGATTCCACCCAAAAGACGATAACTGTGCCGACGCACTGGCTATTTTGGATTGGGCGACCGCTCAGGAGCGCAAGCATGAGAAAGCACACGCGTCGACTTGATGAAATCCGCCAGTTTGAAATGCTCGATCCTGCACGCGTGTTGCAGATCAAGCAGGAAAGCAGGAACCGGACGTGCGCCGGGTGCGCGGAGATCCGGTTTATTGAAAATCCGTTTGACGGCCGTAAGAACCTGAAGTGTGCCATTGGCAAAGAAATCGGCAAACGATGCAGCAATTACCAGGAAAGGACCGGGAATGAGTGAGCCACTATTTAAATCTGCGCACCAGAAGTCAATCCCTCAGCATTCCAAGAGACCATTACCCGTTGGATCAAAGTTTGGTCGTTGGGTTGTTATAGACCCGGATGCTGGGCGGTCAAAATCCGGTAACCGCCTGGCATTGTGTAGATGCCAGTGCGGGAACACAGGCTTGGTTGTGGCGGCAAAGCTAAAAAATGGATGGTCAACATCATGCGGTTGCTACGTGGTTGATCTTCAGCGCGCAATGCATATTCGGCACGGCCTTAGTGATACAGCAACCTATAACACATGGATCAAGATTCGTGACCGCTGCTCGAACCCAAGGAATGCCAAATACCCTGATTACGGTGGGCGGGGTATTACGGTTTGCGATCGCTGGCATGTATTTGAAAACTTTTTAAGCGATATGGGCACAAAGCCAGCGCCAGAGTTGAGTATTGATCGCATCAATAACGATGGCGACTACGAGCCAGGAAATTGTCGCTGGGCCACAGCGAAGCAACAAGCCAACAATCGTCGTGCAGCACGACGCACAGGAGCCAAGTGATGAGTGAGCCTCTTTTTAAATCCACACATCAGGCGCTAAGTTTCGCGCACAACTTCTCCGATTCGTCGCTTGATAGGCCTTTGATGAACCGGCTTGCGGATAAGTGCAAGCCAACTGGCAAGGGGTTGTCTGGCGTGGACGGTGCTGCCCAAGCGGCTATGATCCTTAGTCGGATAGAAAAAGCATTGCCAAGACTGCAAAGGATGATCTTGATCGCCCGCTTCGCCACCAAAGAAGCCAGTTGCCCTTGTTGTGGCGGTGAGGTGCCGAGTTTGATTTGGATGGGCGCCATACGGGAAATATCCGACGCAGCTGTCACCCAGGCACTTTCCGGCCACATAACCATGAGAGCGCTGCGTGACGGGCTGGTGGCCCGGTACTTTGGCAAGAAAACGCACATCCAAACGTTGGCCAAGAAAGCCAATGTCAACCGGGACACGGCCAGCAAGCAAAATAGCCAGATAGTCATGTGGTTGCACGGCACGCGCACGACCAAGAAAGGCCATATCCGTGAGGACGGAATTAAAGGGCAGGAGCAAATGGCGCTGGAGGCTGCCGAGGCTGTGTTGTATGAAGCGGGGTTGATTGGGGATGGCGACTAATGAAAATGCAAAAATACTGCGCTATTGCGTATAAAGAGCCAAAATGCTTCGACTTTGGCGGGCAATGGGAGGTCGTTACCTACATTTATGAGCCCGGCGGAGAATACCTTATAGCAGTATTTGAAATCTCCTCTGATTCAAGAAGGCTGTTTAGAGTAAATGTCATGGAAGAGGCCAGGGAAAGGGCGCGATCATTTGCAAGAAGGTTGCAATACAACACGCAAAGAGGTGAATGGCTACTCGACGGAGAGCCATTTAAGAAAATCCATTCGAGGACAGAAAAGCCCTGAATCCAATCCTGAGCCGCTAGAAATTAGAGCGGCAAGGGAACAAGCAGGGCTTACTCAGACGGAAGCAGGGAAGCTGGTTTATTCAACGCTACGAGCATGGCAACGATGGGAATCAGGTGAGCGCCGCATGCACCCAGGCTTGTGGGAATTATTCAATATCAAAAAAAGGTTGACACATAACGCAGATTTGCGGAAAATACCAAGTATTCATGCATTGTTCATCAGTGCGCCCACAGAAACCCGCCCAAGAAATTCGGCGGGTTTTTTGCGTTTACAGGCATGCATCCGGGTAAACCCAATTGCCCCTCCCATCTCCCTCCCGTCGGTTGGTTCTGGATGCATCCCTATAAGCGCAAGGCGCACGCCAACGGAGAGGGAATCATGTCCACGGAAGATTCGATAGGCTTATTTTCTGATATTGAGAAAGAAATCAAGCATGCCGCGCGCATTCAAGCTGAGGCGGACGCACGAAAGTTCCGCGCACACTTGGCTGCAATGTTGACCGATTTGGGACTGGATACAGGCTCCTTTGGGAGCCACTACTTTGTGGCGGATGCAACACAAGCGTTCGAGAAAGAACGGTTCTCGTATGTTTTTGAACTCAGGAAACAAGCGGTACTTAAAAAGATCATCAGCGACAGCGAATCCTTGTTGGCTGATGACCAACCTTCTCGCTCCGTCAATAACACCTAAATCGCAAAAACTTGCCAAAACCGCCAAATCGCCAAATTCCGCAAGTTAACGACCAACCAGAACGGCCCCTAAGACGATAAAAAGAAGTGGCCCTGGTGCACATACCCCCAAAACACATGAAGACCTTGTATATCTGATAAGGCTTTGCAACACCACCCAATCCCCCGGCCCGCCCCGCGCGGGTCTTTTGTCGTGAGACCCGATATGAGTAATCTCACTATCAAGCAAGAAGTGTTCTTCGCTGAATACGTAAAGACTGGCAACGCGAGTGGAGCTTACCGTCGTGCGTACAACACAAAGAACATGAAGCCGGAAACCGTGAATCGGAACGCCAAAGCATTGTTGGACAATAACAAGATTGCAACAAGGCTCGCTGCACTGAAGAAACGAACTGCGCAAAAGGTCGAGATTAACCAAGAACGCGTACTCGAAGAACTGTCCGCGATGGCTTTCTACGATCCCGCCGATTTGGTTGTGCCGGATCCCGAAAACCCCGGAGAAGTTAAGAACATCACTAGCCCGAAGGACATTCGCTTGCTGCCGGCGCAGATTCGGCGCTGCATTATTGGCTGGAGTTGGGACCGAAGCGGAAATTTCGTGTTGAAGCTGGCCAACAAGACGCCAAACGTCGAGTTGATTGCACGTCACCTTGGCATGTTCGTTGATCGCAAGGAAATCAAGGTCGGTCGACTTGAGCAAGCCAGTGAAGACGAGATCGACAACAAGATTACTGAATTTGCTCGCGAAATCGCTGAACAGCGCGGCATGTCTGTCGATGCTGTTTTAGCGGAGCTTGCCAGCGTTCAACCAGACACGCATGTCCATTGATAGTGTTCTGACGGACAACCCGCGCCTTAATCTGGCCATACTGCTGCAAGAGAAGGTACGCAGGGCAAAAACCAACCGTCTTAAATACTACCGACCGTACCAGAAGCAGCTTGAGTTTCACGAGTTAGGCTCAAAGTATCGAGAGCGATTACTGTCGGCTGGCAACCAGTCCGGCAAGACGTACTCGGCGGCGATGGAAACTGCCATGCACGCGACTGGTCGATACCCCGACTGGTGGAAAGGCAAGGTGTTTGAAAAGCCGGTAGCTGGCCTGGCCGCTTCGGTTACTTCGGAACTAACGCGAGACGGCGTACAGCGTTTGTTGCTTGGCCGACCCGGGATTCAGTCTGAATATGGCATGGCCGCGCTGCCCAGGGACGCGATAAAGGAAATTTCCCCGCGCGCCGGCGTACCGAATGCGGTGTCGAATATCATCGTCCGGCATGGCGGCGGTGGCGATGTGCAGCAGGGCGAGTCGTCGATCCTAATCAAGTCATACGATCAGGGTCGAGAAAAGTTCCAAGCCGATACGCTTGATTTTGTTTGGCTTGATGAAGAACCGCCGATAGAGATTTACACCGAGGCGTTGACGCGAACGAATACGACGCTGGGCCCGGTGTACATGACATTCACGCCCTTGAAGGGCATGAGCAAGACGGTCATGCGGTTCCTGATCGACAAGATGCCCGGCACGGTTGTTGTGTTCATGGGCTTGTATGACGTTGGCCACTACACCAAAGAGCAAGCCGACCAGATCATTTCGACGTACCCGGAACACGAGCGCGAGGCCCGTGCCTTCGGTAAGCCTGTCCTGGGTTCAGGCGCGGTATTCCCGATAGCCGAATCAGCAATTGTGGTGCCGCCATTTTCGATACCGGATGACTGGCCGCGTATTTGCTCAATGGACTTGGGCTGGGATCACCCAACGGCTGCAGTCTGGCTGGCACACAACCTGGAAACCGACACGGTTTATCTGTACGACGTGTACAAGCGCGCGAAACAAGTCCCAGCCATTCATGCCAGTGCGATTAAAGGCCGTGGCGCCTGGATACCGGTTGCATGGCCACATGATGCCCTGCAGACGCAGAAAGACTCCGGGATCCCGATGCGAGACACCTACCGATCTGAAGGGCTGAACATGCTGCCCGAGCGCACCCAGTTCGAGGATGGCTCGATTGGTGTGGAACCAGGCATTCAAATCATGCTCAACCGCATGGAAACCAGCAAATTCAAGGTGTTTTCCAACTGTGAAGGCTGGCTGGAGGAATACCGCATGTATCACCGTAAGGATGGCGTAATCGTCAAACAAATGGACGACGCAATCGATGCAAGCCGAGGCGGCATCATGATGCTTCGCTACGCCAAGAAGTTCGACACGACGCAATTCAAACCCTTCCGAGATAGTTGGCGCGCGTAAATATGAAAAATGTTGTTATTGGTACTGATCTGCTCGATCAAGAGCGTATCAACGGCCAGAATATGCACGCCAGTTCGGAGGATAAAGCCAAGCCCGACGAGTGTGCGCTCAGTGTTGGCCAGCTTGAGAAGTGGCTCGAAGAGATTCGCAATCAGCCGCAATGGCGCCGCGAGGCCGACAAGTGTGTTGACTACTACGACGGCAACCAGCTTGATGCAGATACGCTCGAACGCCTGGAATCGAAGGGCCTGGGCCCGCTGATCACCAACCTGATCGCACCCACGGTTAATGCAGTCCTGGGCATGGAAGCCAAAACCCGTACCGACTGGCATGTTGGCGCAGACGATGACAAGCATGGTGACGTGGCCGAGGCGCTTAACGCCAAGTTGCACGAAGCCGAACGCGAAAGTAACGCAGATCGGTCCAACTCCGATGCCTATGCGGCAATGATTAAGGCTGGGTTCGGCGCCGTCGAGGTCTCACGCGAGAGCAACCCGTTCAAATTCCCGTATCGCGTGGATTACATCCACCGTTCGGAACTCTTTTGGGACTGGCATTGCAAGAAGCCCGACTGGTCCGATGCCCGGTATGTCGTGCGCAAGAAGCAGTTTGATGCCGATCATATTGCGTCGTTCTTCCCTGACTTTAAGGATGTGATTAAAGCCGCCGGCAACTGGCGCGACTGGACAGACTATCTGACGTTCGACTCCAGAATGTCAGCAGACCTACTTCATTCGATTGATCAAGGCATTCGGACAAGCTGGGATGACCTGGACTGGCGCGACGTGACCCGTCAGCGTGTTGTCTGCTACGAGGTCTGGTACCGCGTTTGGGTGCGTGGCCTGGTGTTGAAGCTGCCCGGTGGCCGTACGCTTGAGTTCGACCCAAAGAACAAATACCACAGAGCGGTTGTGGCATCCGGTGTGGTTCAGCCCCAGGCAGCCGTCTATGACAAGATTCGCTGCGCCTTCTACATCGGCCCGATTCGCGTTCGTGACATGGCCACAAATAAGCGGCGCTTCCCTTACATCCCGTTCTATGGCTACCGAGAGGATTTGACAGGCGTGCCATACGGCCTGATTCGCTCGATGGTATCCCCCCAGGACGAGATTAACGCCCGTACCGCACGCATGATGTGGTTGCTTAACAGCCGTCGCGTCATGATCGATGAGGATGCGCTGAGCGATAAAAACTCACATAGCGACGTGAGCCGTGAAATTGCGCGTGCCGACGCCTACATTATCACCAGGCCAAACAGGGCCAACGGCGCCAACGCGATCCGCATTGACGACAACATGGCGCTATCGCAACAGCAATTCTCGGTGATGCAAGAGCGCAAGGCGGCAATTCAGGAAGCAGCCGGCGTCTATCAAGCCATGATGGGCCAGCAAAGCAATGCGAGCTCCGGGCTGGCGATTCAATCACTGGTTGAGCAAGGCGTTACCACACTGGCTGAAATCAATGACAACTACCGCATGTCGCGTCGTGCCGTCGGTGAAGCGCTGCTTGACCTGATCAAAGAAGACACCATCGAACAGGCTGAGGTGCTGGTGGATACCGGCATCGTCAAGCGCCGTGTCGTGGTGAATGTCCCGCGTGTGGATCCTGAGACTGGCCAGAAATACAAAGAGAACGATGTGCAAACCGCACCGGTCAAGGTTGCGCTATCCGATGTGCCCAGCACGCCAACATACCGTCAGCAGCAGTTTGGCCAGTTTGCCGAGATTCTTAAGAGCATGCCGCCAGACTACCAGGCGCTACTCGTGCCGTTCGCGCTGGAAATGTCCGACTTCAGCAAGCGCAAGGAAATGGCCGAGTTCCTGCGCAAGAAGATGGGCATCTTGGCCGACCCGAACAGCCCTGAAGCTAAACAGCAAGAGCAGGTACAGCAGCAAGTCCAGGCCGAGACCATGCAGTTAGAAAAGGCTAAGGCCGAGGCCGAAGTAGCCGAGAAGCAAGCCAGAGCGCAGAAGCTAAGTGCCGAGGCAGCAACAGAGCAAATGGAAGCGCAAGGCGGTCAGAACAAGCAGGCCGAGTATCAGCTTGAGCTTGAGAAAGAACGCATGCGCCAAGAAACTGAATTGAAGAAGGCCGAGATCAAAGAAGCCGGTGAACTGGAGCGTGAGCGGTTGCGCCTTCGCGCCTCAAAGGTTGAAGAGCTTGAAAAAGACTTTGCCCAGTTAACCGAAGAGATCAACCAACAAACGCTTCAGTAAAGACAAATTGAATTTACCCAGCACAGGGATACGTGCAGCAGCGCCCCTTCCGGGATACCGGTCGGGGCTTTTTTTATGTGTCGCACCTATGCGAGAACTAGGAGTGTGTAAATGAGTACGCAAGACAAGCTGGACCAATACCTGAAAGACCCCATGAGCATGTCTGAGGAAGATATCGACGCCTATATGTCTGACGGCGGAGATGATTCCAACGAAGCATCCAACAAGCAATCTGAGCTGAAAGAGGGCGAAACAGCACAAGACACAACGCCCGGTGTCGAAGAAGGCAAGAAGGATGAAGCCAACGCGGCTGAAGGTAAGAGCGCGGATCCTGACGCGGATAAGGCCAAGGCCGAAGCCGACAAGGAAGATCCAGAGAAATCGTTCATCCAGAGCAAAAACGGTAAACACGCAATCCCCTATTCAGTGCTCCAAGGTGAGCGTGAACGGGCGATTCGTGCGGAGCAAGCCGCAAGGGAACTGGCCGAGAAGCTGGCTTTAATGGAGAAATCCAAGGAGTCGGGCGAGACGGTCAAAACAGCAGACGTGGGCGACATTGTTGACCCTGAATTGCTGGACACCCTACGCGAAGAATCTCCGGGCATTGCAGATGTGCTGGACAGGTTGATCGGCAAGATCAACACCCTGGAAAGCGAGCACGCCAAAACATCGTCTTTTGTTCAAGAAGGAACCAAGGAAGCGGCAGTTCAACGTCAATTGACGGTTGAAGAAGCCATTGCCGAAGTTCCCAAGCTGTCTCACGTCCGTACCAATGACCCTGAAAAGTACAACGAAATAGCCGAGTTCGATCAGATGTTGCGTGCCCAATCCAAGTGGCACAGCCGACCGATGAAAGAGCGTTTCGAGGCAGCCGTTCGTATGTACGAATCTGCTAATGGTCCCATCGAGTTGCCGGGTTCTTCCGGCGGCCAGCCAGACGATGAAGCCACTGAACAGAAAGTTGCCGCTGCGGTAGCCAAAGCGCAGAAACAAGGCAACGGGCCAAACACACTATCCGATATTCCCGGCGGCGCACCTGCCGCAAGCAATGACCACGACGCGCTAGGCGAAATGACATCAACCGCACTTACTGAGCGGTTCATGGGCATGACGCAAGAGCAAATCGAGGCGGAGCTGGCACGCCTCTCGTAATCAATCGATGAGGTAATCAATCATGGCAAGCACGTCCATTCCAGTCGGTTCTCCCTTAGCCCGTAAGGTCTTTGGGGCCGCACTATTTGCACAAACGCAGCGTCAACCGTCGCTGATGAATAACTTGACCGGCCCAGCACCCAAGCAATCGGGCGCTGAAGCCAAGCTGAAAGGTCAAACGTCGCCTGACATGCCACTCGTGCGTGTGACCGACCTTTCAAAAAGCCAAGGTGACGCCGTATCCGTTGACTTGATCAACCAGACTGGCGGCAAGCCAATCATGGGCGACAAGATGGCGGAAGGTAAGGGCGAACGCCTGGACATGTCCAGCATGGATATTCGCATTGATCTGGCAACCAAAGTGGTCGACGCCGGCGGCAAAATGAGCCAACAGCGTACCGTTCACAGCTTGCGTGGCCTGGCAATGGCGAACCTGATGAGCTGGTTCAAGCGTTTCAACGACCAGTCGTCCATGGTTCATTTGGCTGGCGCGCGAGGCTCACAAGTCGGTACCGACTGGGTTGTTCCCTTGAACAGCGATCCTGAGTTTGCAGAAATCATGATCAACACCGTCAAGGCGCCAACCTATAACCGTCACTATGTTGCCGATGGTTCATCGCTGGTTAAGGGTGGACAAGCGCTTAGCGCGATTGACTCAACCGATGTACTCAAGTTGGAGCATATCGACCATCTCGGCGCGATTATCGACGACATGGAGTACAAGCTGCAGCCAATCAAGTTGCCCGGTGACGCTGCTGCTGACGATGAGCCGCTGTATCTGCTTTTGGTGACAAACCGGCAATGGCAGTCGATTCTTACCAATACCAACGCGAACAGCTTGCAATGGCGCACCTTCATGCAAAACGCATGGAACCGCGCGTCATCGTTCACTGGCGGTAAGCGTCATCCGCTCTTTACGGGTGAGACTGGCGTTTGGCACAACATCCTTGTGCGCAAAACTGATCGAGCTATTCGCTTCAACGAGGGCGATTCGGTCAATTACTGCACAAGCGCCGGTATTGCAACTGCGGCTGAGTCCCAGGTCACTGTCAATAGCTTGGATGATGGCTACAACGTTGACCGTGCTGTTTTGCTGGGTGCACAGGCTTTGGCTCACGTTTACGGCAAGAACCAAGGTTCTGAAACGTACGCCAACTGGATGGAAAACCGCTACAACTTCGAGCGAAATCTTGAGGTGGCGGGTGAAGTCATGGGCGGCAAATCCAAGCTGCGTTTCTCGGTACCCAACTCGAACGGCGAGAAGATCCCTGCAGATCATGGCGTCATCGTGTTGGATACGGTCGTTAACACCAACACCTAATGGGTAAGCCGGTGGCCTTAACGGCCACTGGCAAGCCTGGTGAATCCAATTGATACAGGAGCCTAATCATGGCAACACATCACGCTTCAGACTTTAACCAGAAGCCGCTACACATGTCGGCCTATGGCAACGCATGGGCAGAGGATTATGAAATCACCGCCACTGTCCTTGATACCGAGAAAGCCTACTTTGGCGTCATTCCCGCCGGGGTTCGCGTTTACGAGGTACGGCTCAAGCACCATGCCGCTGGCACGGATACAACGTGCAAAGTTGGCTTTGAGCCGATGGACGGCGATTCTCCAACCGCTGACGACGACTATTGGTTTGTTGACACAACCGATGTTGCCGCCGCCGGGGTAAAGGAATCGACGTCTGCGCCGATCACGTTCCAGCGACCCGTGAAGCTGGTTCTGACGGCAGGCGGCGCCAATTTTGCCGCTGGCACGATGAGCATCATCGTCAACGGCAAGGTTGTTGGTGTCGCTTAAATAGGTTGTCTCCGGTCGCAAATGCGACGACTTGGCCCGGTACTCACACTACCGGGCCATTTTTTATCAGGAACTGAACATGACTAATGCAGACAATCGTCACTTGTTGCCGGTCAAATACATCGGCAAAAAGCAGCAAAAGGTGGATAACGTGGCCAACACTGGCTTGATATGGACGCCTGGCCAGATTCACTTTTTGCCGCCGTTGGTTGCGCAAAAGCTATCGGCCGTAAAGGATGTATGGGAAGTCGTTGACGATGCAACGGTGGACCAAGACCCGGCACACATTGGACTGGTTGTGACCCAGGTTGATCCCGACGTGAGTGAGCACGATACACCCAGCCCACGCACGTTCGACCTGCCAAATCTTGAGGGCATGACGCGCGCCGACATTTCCGAGTATGCCGAATCCAACTTCAACACGAAGTTACCGGCCAACGCCAAGAAAGAGGAAATGATTGCTCAGATCGTCACGCTGGCCAATTCACGCGCTGCTGGCGAGCTCGAGTAAATGGCACAGGTCTCAGACTTCCATCGGTACGTGTTGCCGTTCATCGCCAATGCGCCGGTGCCGGCTGTCGACGATGCCATTGTGGACGCGTGCATTGAGTTCTGCACGAAAACAAAGGTGCTTCGCTCGATAGTCGGCCCAATGGCGCTGCTTCCACGGATTGATGAATACGAGATCGACCCGCCGGAAGGGGACACGGTTATTAAGCTGGTTACGACCGTGTGGCTGCCAGATGGCCAGATATCCTCGAAAACACGGCCGGAACTGGATGCCGCCTATCCGCAGGGATGGGCCAACCTTGAGACAGCCGACCCGCGCTTTGTTGACTGCTATCACTGTCGGGTACCGGGCATTATCCGCCTGGTTCCAAAGCTGTCGGTGAAGGTCGCGCGCGCCATGACAATTGAGGTGGCCTATGCGCCGTCTCGTCAAGCAACCCAAGTCGATGATGTGCTGCTTGAAGAATATGCGGAAGTCATTGCCGCCGGCGCGTTAGGCCGGTTGCATCAACACCCGGGTGCCGAGTATGCCGACCCCTCGCGCGTAGCCACCTACCTTGAGACGTTCCGCAGTGAGATTGCCCGGTGCGCTGACGATGGCGCGCACGGCTTTACAAGCCAGCCATTGCGAACTGGACGGGATGAGTTCTGATGAAAGCCTCGGATATTCTGCTGCGCGTCACCAATGTATTGCAAGACGCTGGGTACGACTATTGGGAAAAAGCGGAGTTGCTTCGCTGGTTAAGTGACTTTCGCCTGGACGCCTACAAGATTCGTCCCGACCTGTATGAGAAGTCGGAGAAAGTCGAACTGGTGGAAGGCGTTGAGCAAACGTTACCCAATGACTCCAGCTTTCTTTTCTCAGTCAGTCACAACACTTCTTCACCGCGCAAGCGCGTCGTGACGCTGGCAAGCAGTTCGGTGCTCGACAGAGTTCGGCCTCATTGGCGCAGCATGGCGCCGATGCCGGAAATTCAACATTACCTTCACGATCAGCGCGAGCCTAAGACGTTTGAGGTTTACCCGCCGGCACGCGCAGGTGTTGAGGTTCAAATCAGCTACGCCAAGCCGCCGGCCGCCATTACTGGCGACAACGACGAATTGACCGAAGAAGGTGTTTACGCCACAGCCGCCGTTGACTACGTGTTGTACCGGGCCTTCCTGAAAGAGGCGGACACCGTGCCAGCGTTCCACCAGCGCGCAATGCAGCACTTCGCAATGGCACAAGCCGTATTGACTGGCGACATTCAGACCAAGATTGCCGCCGGACCGCAAAACCAAGGGTAAGACATGGCGACTTCAAAAATTCGACTGGTCCAGGGCGATACCCGGCCACAACTGATTTTCTCGCTAACCGACGAGACGACGGGCAGCCCGATTGACCTTTCCGGCGGCACGACAACGATTCGCATGTTGTTCCGGGAAGCGGCTGCTGATGACGTGAAAGCCACAATGCCGTGCTATCCCATTGCAGGCTACAGAGATCCAGAAACAGGGATTGTCGATAATGCAGCGCCGTATGACGTAGCAGGCAAAGGCGGGCGTTGCGTAATGAATTGGAGCGAGGACGCACTTGATACGGCTGGCGAATACGAAGGCGAAGTAGAGGTTTCTTTTGACGCCGGGGAGGTTCAAACGGCTTACGACATCATTCGTTTTACGGTTCGAGAGCAGTTTAATGGCTAAAGGCTTTCACATTGGCGTTGAGGTTGTTAACCCGAAGGCCCATGTAAGCGGGCCTTTTTTTGACCTTTCAACCCAAAGCATTGATATTCAAATTGGCGTCACTCTTGATGCTAATGGCGAAAACCCTATTGTTGCCGACCTGGTTGTTTCTAGCGATTCACAGTTTGTTTTTGGTCTTGCTTATACCGATGAATCGCTATCTTCTGATAGCCATTTCACGGACGTTCAGACGCCCATTGCCGACCAGGCCGATAGCGCCGATGCGGTAGTGACAAACGTTGATGCGCCCTTATCTGACGCCACCAGCAACACTGATAGCGAGATGGGGTTCGGCTTTCAACATTCTGACGCTGAGAGCGCCACGGATTTAGCCGCGGTTGATGTTGAGACTTCGGCAAGCGACCTGGCCGAGTCGGTAGATCAGGCTCACACCAACGTTGAGTCTGCGGCAAGCGACACCACCCAAAGCAGTGATTCTGGCGTTGGGTACATCCAAGACTACATAGACGACTATTTCGAGCCGGATTACATCGGTCGAGAATTTTCCTTTTAGGGGTTAGGCATGGAAATTAAAAACAAAGCCGTCGCCATCGGCACGGTTGAGTTAATCATTGATCGCGTCGACGGCTCAACTGAGCGCCACGTTATCAAGAACCTGTATACCGATGGTGGACTGGGGCTGCTGGCCGCGCTTGAGGCCGGGGAGGCGCCAAACACCATTTCGCACATGGCACTTGGTGAGGGCACGACGGCTGCCGACGGCGCTGACGAGGCGCTTGAAAGCGAGATCGCGAGTTCACGCGTGGCTGTGACTAAATCTGGGACTGGCGCGTCTCGCACTTATACCGCCGTATTTGGTCCTGGTGTTGGTACTGGCGCCGTTACGGAAGCCGGTCTGTTTAATGCTGCTGTTGCCGGGATCCTGTCAAACCGCGTGGTTTTCTCGGTCAAGAACAAAGAGGCGGGCGAAACCTTTACGATGAACTGGACGCTTACTCACGGTCGCGGGTAATTAAAAATGGCGAACATTGTTCTGCGTGACGGGCTTGGCCGGCTTCTTACCAAAGCTGAGGGCGATGCCAACTTTACAAACCTAAACGACGAGTTGGCACAGGCCGAAAGCCGATTTTATGGCGACGTTGACCCAGCCACCATCAATGGCGTCACGGTTGGGCCAGGCTTTGAGTGGGCGCATGAAACGGCAGGCGTATTGAAGCGCAGGAACGCAGCCAATAACGGTTGGGTGGTTGTAGGGCCGCTTTTCAGCGAGCTCGCCACCAAGTCATCGGTTGACGCCAAAGTCGACAAAGTCACCGGTAAAGGCCTGTCGACCGAAGATTACACGACCACTGAAAAGAACAAGTTGGCTGGAGTTGAGGCAGGCGCAACGGCGAACTTAAGTGACTCATATCTGCTCGATAGCGCTAATCACGTTTATAACCCCGCCAATTCGGATTTGCCTGCGTCTACAGATAAAACCAAGGGAGCGATCGACATCCTGTCTTTTGGTGTTGAGCGCCTGATAAGACCAGACGACGCTCCTTGCATCATCAAAACCGGCGCTAATACAGTATCGGTAAAAGCCGGTACCAGAGTGCCTGTGCTTGGCGTTAAGTTTGACACTAATACCGCCATCACAATGCCGACCCTAACAGCCGGCAGTGACTATTCAGTATGGGTACACCCTGACGGCGCGGTCTCAGCGGTAGCCGACCCCTTCACTTCCCCTGCAGCAGCTCCGGTTGCAGATGCCGTCAAGATTGGCGGCTTCCACTATGGGCTTGTCGCTTCCGGAACCACCCCGGCATCGGGCGGATTTTCCACTTCAGGCGTGACATCTGGCGGCGGCTCGTTTGGCTGGACTCAAGCCGATGTGGATAAGATCGCAGGCATCAACGAATTTTCGATCTGGGATTTGACATGGCGCTGCGCCGGCGAGCAGCGTGGCATGGCGTTCGATCCGCTCAAGCAAATGTGGGCCGGTATCTACCTGATGTCAGACAGCCCTCACATTCATGGGCCTTCGGCGTACAACACCAACGTTGCATCAGGCACGGTGCTGCCGTTTATTCCCCCGGAATGGGGTGGCAATGGTGTGCTGAAGTAT